TGTATCGGGTGATGACTTCACGAACGTAGGGGTTTCGTCTAACGCTTCGGGTGTAGTCTTTGTAGCAACAGGAACAACGCCTACCACTTGGACTAACGGAAGCCTTTTACGGGCGCAGAACGCCTACCAACTTGACTTATCTTCCTTAACCAAAGGAACGGTTACGGGTGCTTATCCTGTTGTAGGAAGAAATGGAGAAGGGAGAAGGTGGTATGAAACGAATAGTACGGATTACTTTGAGTTTGCCGATGCCGACCGATTAGACGTAGGGACTGGCAATTTTACAATGGCGATCAAGTTTACCCCGGCAAATATTACCGAAACCGGAAAATACCTACTCAACAAAGAAGCATCCGGGGTGGGGTATGGACTTTATCAGACGACTAACGATTTGTATTTGAGACTTGACGATGGCACAACTGACGTTTCCGCAATTATCGGAACGAATGTTTTAACCGAAGGCACTTCCATTGTTGCTATGGTGACTTGCACCCGTACGGGAAATGCGGTCTTATATGTCAATGGAACTTCATCGGGAACGGTTGCAATTTCAACGGCAGCCCTTACCTTATCTAATGCCGGGACGTTACGAATAGCGGATGCCACAGTTGGATCGGCAACCTTTTCCGGCACGATTTCCAATGTCTACCTCTTTAACCGTGCCTTATCCTCAGCAGAAGCCCTTTCGTACAGTACAGCCATTCAAAATAATACGTTTGTGATGCCCTTTGTGGATAGGGGAGCAACTTCGGCAACAATCACAGCCGGGGCGTTTGTGGTAGGTAAAAAGTACCGGATTCTCGTGCCGGGAACAACAAACTTTACTTTAATCGGTGCAGCCGATAGTAACATAGGCACAGAATTTACAGCGACCGGAGTGGGAACGGGTAACGGTACGGCTACTTGGATTGGAACGACTTTGCTTCTTGACCCTTCCGGTATGTATAGTACAATTTGGCTTGACCGGGATCATAGTGTTTCAGGTACGGTATCAGGGGCAAGCCTTGTCATACCGCCTAATTCAGATTTGAGTGCAATGTATTTTGATGGGAGTGATGATAAAATAGACTACGGAGACAAAGATATTTATACGCTTCCGAACAATGGATTTTCTTTTTCCTTTTGGATCAATCCAAACAATATTGGTGCGGCCAATACAATTATTAACAAAAGAACATCAACTTCGACGGCTGAATATGCTGTCTACATCACTAATGTTGGTGATGTTGGGGTGATATTATTCGATTCTGGCACTTATACTAATTATTCAACTTTTGTAACACCTACATCAACAATTACCACTAATACATGGTATCATATAGTATTTGTTTATAATAATGGCGTTGGAACAATCTATAAAAACGGAATCGCTATTACAACAACAAAATCAAATATCGGTTCAGGTTTTTCGGTGTTTAGCAATACTAATAGTGTATTAACTTTAGGCACACGCCTAATAGCTACTGTTAATTGGTTTAACGGGGTAATTCAAGATCCTCGAATATACAAGCGAGCATTACTTCCTGAAGAAATAACCGCACTTTACCGGGGGATGAAATAAAAAAAATATGAGCGAAGAAGAAAAACAAGAACTCGCCAGGCAAATAAACCGGATGATCGCAAAGACGCTTCAGCGATATCTCATGGCTCTGATTGCAGTATTTGTAATGGTTTTTGGATGGCATGAGATCAGGTTGATGAATATGGATAAGAAGCTGAACACTCAGGAAAGGGAGACACGGGAGGTTCAAAGCGACTTCGGTTACTCTTCGGGATATCTATCCGAAAAATATCCTGACTGCCTGATTTTTAAATCGACCTATCAAAAATATGTAATCGAAAGAGGACAATGACAACGTATCAAAAAATTCAATCAGGGGTTGAAAAGGCCAAAGAGGTCTATAACAAACCCGACCATCCGTTCTGGAAAAAAATAGGTAACTTTTGTGTCATCGTGCTGGCTCCGGTCGGGACGGTAGCAATCGAAATCCTTGTGCCCGAACCGTACAAAAAAGTGGCATCAGTCGGCTGGGCCTCACTCATGGCTTTTATTAAGGCCGGAACGAAATTCACTTCTAAATAATCACTTAAATCATTTAATCATGGAAAAAGGAATTTTAACGGCCGCGCTGGAAAGCAAGTTGGCCGAAATGCTTGACAACGTCGTCAAGTTAAAAGGAATCTTGGAGGCAGTTGACGGTCCCGCCTTCAAAATCGTAATCTCAGCCGTTGATAACAATGTCGCTGAAAAAATCCCGGAACCATACAAGACTGAAATCCGGGATCTTCTGGAAGACATCCTACAGGATCAGGATTACGCTTCAGCCTGCGATAAGGCAGCCCTGTTTGCCGATAAATTAATCGACATCCCGGGCATTGATGATGTGACTGAAAAGATGATCTTCACGGGGATCTTCACCGTCATCGCCGGCCTGTTGGCAAAAATCAATACGGATCAGGAGTGAAAACAAGCGACCGGGGAATCGGCCTGATCGAAGAGTTTGAGGGATTCTCTCCCGTGATGTATCTTGACCCCGTAGGACTACCTACCATCGGTTTTGGGACACTCATAGACCGTAAGGAGGAGGAGTACCTTTTAACAGCTGTTATAAACAGAGAAGAGGCCGAAACCTTGCTTATGGCAGAACTGATACCTATTGAACGGAAACTTGACAAGCTGGTGCAAAAACCGATCAATCAAAACCAGTTCGATAGTTTAGTTTCGTTCTGTTACAACTTAGGAACAGGCTCTTTAAAGCGGTCAACCCTACTGAAGAAGATCAACCTAAACCCTTTGGACCCGACTATCCGCAAAGAGTTTGAAAGGTGGGTTCATGCCGGGGGAATGGTTCTTACTGGACTTGTCAGGCGAAGGAAAGCCGAAGCAGACCTTTATTTCACGCCTATATTAGACATGACATAAGGGTGATTGAGGGGGTGAAAAGGGGGCGGGGAAACTCGCCCTTCTTTTTTTCTCCCTAATTTTCAGCGACTTACAATTTTCTTTAAAAATAATTGTCAAAACATTTGGTTATGATTTAACTTTAAATTATCTTTGGTATGTCAATAAAACACTAAAAACAAAAGCAATGAAAACACTATCAGACGAACAAAGGCTCAGAGCTGAAGATGCCCTAAAAGAAACAAGGTTAGCCCTTAATAAAGAACTGTCTTACTCAGAAGATCTTCAAGATAAAAAAATGATTGAGTTTTACAGGTCTCAAATTTTGAAACTCGAAAAAATGTTAAAGAGTAATTAACTCACCGGCTGCCCTACCGGCCACACGGGGAGAAAAACCATGAAAAAAGAAACCATCCTCCAAATCCGGGCCCTCTTAGACGACTGCCCGGTAATCTGCAATCCAAAGGAAACCATCTTTGAGTTTGGGTCGGCTCTTGCCGGGTATAAGGTCGGAGAAATCGAAAAAATAGTCGGACCCTACTCGGTTGTAATCGCAGTCAAAAACAACACACACTTAAATATCATCATCTCATGAGTTACGGAGACGGATATTTCGGCATCGACCCCAGCCAGGAAGATGACTACCAGGATGAGATCCCTGAACCGATCGGTTGGCGCTATGAGTTTCGTGACGGATCAGCGATTACGCTATTGGACTTTGAAGATCCGGTAGTTGAAGGAAAAGCCAAATCAGAGGCCCGTGAAGTCGCCGATTGGATCGAACGGAACGAGGCCGGTGACGCGGAGGCCATACAATACATAATGAAAAACTATTCGAAATGAGAATCAAGCTCCCCGAAATCATGGCCCGTATCGGGGCTACAAAAGAAGAGATGGCCGTACTGCTATGGCCTGATGCCGGTCAGCAGACCCGCCGGGTACTGATCGGTCGTTGGCTTAAACGTCCGGTTATCTCCGTTCGACTGGATCAACTCAAGGCCCTGAAAGACCGGGCCGGAACCAATGATATTAACGATCTAATTGAATTTAGCGATGAAAGAATTTCTACCCACTGACTTTGAAGGAGCCTTATTGAGGTTCTTCTGTCTGATGATCTTTCTGATGTTCATGGGTTTCTGTGTTACGTCGAGCCATTGGACTGTTGGGCTACCCTGTCTTATTGGGGCGGTATTTTTTGGCCTACTGACGGTTTTTGGGTCTAAACTTTTTCGGCTATGAACCTGGAGTTAGAGGGTGACGCCTTTTATCTGTTCGTTGCCGCCCTGATGATCCTGGCCGGGGCAACGATTGAACACATTTTGAGAAAAGAGTATCGAAAATATGATAAATGAAAAAAGATGAATAACGAAGAACTTGACCAAGCAGCATTTGAAATGTTTGCAAAGATGCACCCCTACGAATGCTATACGACCTATCCAGATCGGTTCTGGGAATTTTTCCACCGGGAACATCCGGCTATTACGAAAGAAGAAATGATTGAAATGTTTGCAGGAGAATAAGCTATGAATAAAAAAGACTTGTGGAACCGGATCACGGCTAATGGTTGTCGGGAGATGACCGAAGAGAGGTTTTATCAGGCATTGGATGAACTGACCGTTCCGGCAACGGAGAGAGAAAGACAGATCGTAATAGCAGCGATGAAATTCGCTCGTAAGCACCCGGACAATGGAATTACGCAATTTCTCAATTCTGAATCATTTAAGTCTATCCCTCCTATTTCACCTGATCGGTTGTACGAAAACGGAGATATTACAAAGAAGTCTTCAAAAGAAGGGGAAGTGGTTAACCCGTTACCGGAGCCACCAAAGGAGGGGAAATGAGTAGAACAAAAGGTAGCGGATGGGGAGGCGGAGTAATGTTATGGCAAAAATGCCCTATCTGTGGTAAAAAAAGAGCACTATACGATTGGGTGTTGCATAAGTTCAAGTGCACCGCTTGTAAAGAATATTTTGAGGATGAAACAGGACTGTTAGTCAGAAATGATCATCCAATTAAGACAAGGGAGGTAAAATGATGAATCAAGTCCAAATGGCAGCAAAACTTTACGAATGTAGAGATACTGCAAAGCGTTTTTTCAAAGATGAATACAAGTCGAAATTAGAGCCTTATACTCACATTGTAAAGGAAGTTATGAAGGCTAATAATTTGGAGGAAATTCCAGCTTTGTTAAAAATTAGTCAAACGGAAACCTATCAGGAAAATCCGATGGCACAAATGATGTTCGTGGCTGCTGTAACTGAATTAATAGAATCCTCCCAACCGGAGGGATAAAAAGAGAAAAAATGAACACAACCGAACTACGCAAAATCCACATAAGCCTTAGCCGGCTGATCGAAAAGCTGGAGAGAGAGGAGGCAACGCTAAGGACTGAACTTGACCATATAGAAAGGTCTGACTTGTATTACGCAAAATTCGACCTGAAATCAGCCCTTTGTAAGTTGAGTATGTTTATAAAAAAATTGGAGGATGGAAATGAAACTATTTGCAATTAACGAAACAGAATGGATCGCTGCTCTTACGGAAGACGATGCATTAGAACATGAAGGTTTCGAACGTAATGAAGTAAAGTCGATAGAAGAAATACCAGAAAGTGAGTGGGATGCAGAGATATTTGTCTGCTTAAGCGAAGAATTTGAGGACAAGAATGAACCTAAAGTGATTAAAAAAACGGTCAGAGAACTCATACAGCCCGCTATCGAATCAGGGATAGCTACAAAATTATTAACTGAAATGGACTAACCAATGAAAAACCTATTTTTTATCCTTGCCCTTCTCCCGATTGGGCTGATGGGGCAAACAGACACCACTCGATTACTTACTACCCGGCCCGATCATCCTACACGGACCCAAATTGACACCGTTGCAGTCTGGATTGATTGTGCCGATACAACGGCCAGAATCAACTATAATGTAACCATGAGAGGGTATGAGATCAGGAAAGTTACTGGGCATTATTGGGGCAGTCCAGAACCAAATGAAGACGGAACAGTCTATGATATTATCGTTGAATACCCGATTTGGACTACTATCGGCTGTCTCGATTCATTCAAACGCCCGCTTACCGGGTATCTGGTTTGGAAAACAAAAGAAATTAACTCAAAATAAATTATCATGAAAAAAGTAACGTTAAAATGGTGGGTGATCGTAGTCATCGCAGCCGGAATTATTTCCGCCTGTTTAGTCACCCGGAATGTCATCAGTTCGGTTAAGGACAAAAAACTGGCCGTTCAGGATTCAATCTCTGAACTGAACCAACTCCTCCGGGAGCAATTCCAAATTAATCAGACAACGGTTTATG